GCTAACATGTCTGGTGCTTACATCAGCTTGGGCAGTGAAAACTGGGGCGCAGTCCTCAGCGCCTAATCAGCGCAGCAAGAGGGGCCCCACGGGGCCCCTTCTTGTGTTAGTATTCTCATAACTTCAAACTTTACGAGGTTAGCTCATGGCGACCATCACAGTTGCGTCGATCTTGACCAAGGTTTCGACGATTCTTCAAGACCCGACAAATATTCGCTGGCCTGCCGACGAATTAATCTTGTGGCTGAACGATGGCCAACGCGAAACCGCGTTGTATAAACCAAATGCTTTTGTTGTCAACACGGCCGTTATTTGCGTAACAGGCACTAAGCAGACACTGCCCGCTGCAGCCGTTTCTTTGATCGATGTTGTCCGCAATATGGGCACGAACGGCACAACGCCGGGCAATGCCATTCGCGCTGTGTCACGGGAGATTCTGGATGCGCAAGTTCCCAACTGGCACGCATCTACACCGAGTGCTGTTACAAAGCATTTTGTTTATACACCCCTAGATTCAAAAACTTTCTACGTATACCCCCCACAGCCGTCTTCAAGCCAAGGGTACGTAGAACTGGTTTACGTTGCTGCGCCTACTGATGCAGTATCTGGCGGTGTGATTACCCTAGATGACATTTACGTCACTGCACTAATCAGTTACATTTTGTTCCGTGCTTATAGTAAAGACGCTGAGTACGCAAACAACGCGGCACTGGCTGCCTCATACTATCAGCAGTTCCAAGGTCTCTTGCAAGGCAAAGTCACAGCGGAAGCTGCGTCTAACCCGAACCAAGCGCTAGCACCATTCAATCCTAACTTACCGGGATCAATGAAGTGAGCAACGTCTCTTACGAAGTCTTCTTGCCGAATATCCTCCCGTACGCCCCGAACGTACTGGACGACCAAGCGATTGAGGCTGTGCGCAACGCCTGCATCGACTTTTGCCGAGAGACGTTATTTTTGCAGTGTGACTTAACGCCTATCACTGTGATGGCTGGTGCAAACACGTACTGCATCGACGTGCCTAGATATAACATTCTTGGTCAGGTGATGGGTATTTATTATCAGAGCCGCCGACTAGAACGTAAGAGCCAGTATGAGTTGGAGAAGATGTTCTCCATGAACTGGCAATCTTTACAGGGCACACCACAAGCGTTTACGCAATTTAACCCCAACGACATTACGTTGGCGTTATGCCCTGCAGAGACCGTCCAGAACGCGATTACAGGCCGTTATTCATACATGCCGCTACGCGACTCTACCGTTGTGGATTCGCAGCTCTATGAGCGGTATTTAGAAGAAATTTCAAGCGGAGCGCTTGCTACCTTACTAGAAACGCCGAATCAGTCGTATACGGATGCTGCAGGCGCTAAAGCGTACACAGCGCGTTTTAGATTGGCTAAACAAACGGCCCGGGCTTACGTGACCGGTGGTATGAACCATGCGCCTATGCGCATACGTTACAGTAGGATTTGGTAATGAGCTGTGATCTGATCTATCTTGTTCAAGGTGACGTAAACCGCCCGCAGGTTCAAACAACGATTACCGACGAAAACACGGGTGCTGTGGTCAATATCACAGGCTCAACACCAATTATGAAGTTCCGTATGGTCGGTTCTACAACTCTGCAGGCCACCATTACTGGCATCATTACCGACGGCGCAAACGGCGTTTGTTCGTTTGCCATGACCGCTGCGGCACTATCGGGCGACCCCGGTAACTACGAAGGTGAAGTGCAGATTACATTCTCCAATGGCGACATTCAAACCGTCTATGATCCTCTGAGGTTCCGAGTTCGCGAGGACTTTTAATGAAGGCCGTTGCCAGCTACATTAAGCTGCAGATTGACGCCGCGTATGTCAAATTACAGGCGTTAACAACCTACCAGCATCTGGCAATTGAGGTTCAGTACGTACTGCTGAAAGCTACAGCAATTACGGGCAAGTTTGTTGAGTACATCTACGTTGACGACACGATAACCGAGACAGATGCCACCACGTTGGCTATTACCAAACAGCTGACTGACATAGCTGAGCTGGCAGAACAAATCAGTTTAGGCACAAGTAAGTCATTTGCGGATTCGCAGGCTATGAGCGATTTGATAGCTCTTATAGTCAACTTTGATCGTATTTTTTCTGATACAACCAGTTTTAGCGATGCCGCTACCCGAAGCGTTGATAAAGTCTTAGCCGACAGCGTAACTGAGACAGATGCCGCTACTCGGGCGGTGACAAAATTAATTGCCGACTCACTGGCCATGGCCGATTCCGTTGTTGGTATTAACTTTACTGACAATGAAGACGACGCTGTAGCCATTGATGACTTAGGCATTGACGACGATCCTGAGTGGAATTTGGGTAAAAATTTAGCAGATACGGCCTCGACAACTGACGCTGGCTTGTTGATAATGCAAGATTACTGCGACATCACTTATTTTTTAGAAGACTACGTGGGGCAAGCCCGCACATTTTGAGGAAAAACCATGAACTTAAATGAACTTTTCAAACTGACCGGCCAAGTCCACGTTACCGTAACCAACGAACACGGTGAAGTCGTTGAGCAGCGAGCTGCCAATCTGGTCGTTACGACCGGTAAAAACTTTACGGCTTCCCGTATGGTCGGTACTGCTGATAACATCATGAGCCACATGGCTCTGGGATCAAACAACACTGCTGCTGCCGTAGGTGATACAGCCCTTCTGGGAGAACTTGGTCGAGTGGCCTTGACTGCCGGTACTGCTACTGCCAACGTCGTGACTTATACAGCTACATTCGGCCAAGGTGTTGCCACTGGCGGTGTACAAGAAGCCGGCATTTTCAATGCCTCTTCTGCCGGAACGATGCTCTGCCGCGTCGTATTCGCGGTTGTCAACAAGGGTGCAAACGATACAATTGCCATTACTTGGACCGTCACAGTCGGATAAATTTACATGACGTGCTGAGCGTCAGGAGTTTGGAATATGAGCACTATTGTTACCCGCGCAGGTAAGGGCTCGCCCCTTACCAATAACGAAGTTGACGCTAACTTTGTAAACCTGAATACGGACAAGATAGAGTCCATCACGTCGGTTGACGGCTCAGTAGTCATTACGCCTACGGGCACAACGCGGGATTTATCTGTAGGCACAGCTCTCAATACAGCAACATTGATCAGCCAAGTCCGTAATGAGACTGGTGCAACACTTACCAAGGGTACTGTTGTATATGTTAGCGGAGCGTCAAGCAACAAAGCTCTTGTATCCAAAGCATTGGCTAATGCAGACGCTACATCAGCACAGACATACGGTGTTATCCAAGCTGACATTTCTAACAACCAAAACGGTTATGTAGTTGTTATTGGTGTAGTAAGCGGTCTTAATACTTCTGCTTTTGCTAATGGTACACAGTTGTATCTCAGCGGAACTACTGCGGGTACTTACACAAGCACTAAGCCTTATGCACCAATCCACTTGGTGTACGTTGGTATTGTTACGTACAGTCACGCTAATCAAGGTACTATTGAAGTCAAGATTCAAAACGGATATGAGATGGATGAGCTACACAACGTAGCTGCCCAGTCACCTACCAACGGACAAACTCTTGTATATAACACCAGCACCAGCCTTTGGGAAAAGAACACAGTATCTTTAACTGCGGGTGTTAATGGTGTATTACCAACTGCCAATGGTGGAACAAACCTTTCATCATTCACATCAGGCGGTGTGGTTTATGCTTCTAGTACAAGTGCATTGGCTACTGGCTCTGCGCTTACTTTTGATGGGACTAATCCAAGCACCACAGGAAGATGGAAAAGCACAAATGAAACTGCATTTATTGCTCAACCATCTACCACTACTTTAGGTGCGTATGGTCAGTACACCAATGCAGGCGGTACTGCTTACATTGGATTAAATAATAGTACAGGTGGTACTTTTGGTGGTGCGGCTTATGGTTTAGTTTATTACCACGGAGGTGCTTATCCGCACACTTGGTATATTTCTGGCACAGAACAAATGCGCCTAACCTTGACAGGTCTGGGTATTGGGACAAGTTCGCCATCTACAAAACTTGATGTAAGTGGGGCAGATGGTGTTCGTGCTAGGGTGATTGCAACATCTGGAGGCACATCGGGTCTAATCCTTTCTTCATCGGGCAACACGGCTTATTCCATCAAAGCGGGAAATGCAGACAATTCTTTGCGAATTGACCAAGACGGGACAGACAGAATTACGCTGGCAAGCGGTGGGAATGTAGGTATTGGGACAAATTCGCCTGCCCATAGGTTAGACGTAACAACTACATCAAGTGCCGTTGGTTCTTTTGCAAGGACAACAGGAACGGCAGTTGTAAAAATTCAAGGCATTAGCGGAAATAGCGTTTTAGCATTTGGTGATGGCTCAACTATTGGTGCTACAAGTGTTTGGTCATTGGGTCGCAAAAACTCAGACAACTCTTTCCGAATTAACTACAACGAAGATTCACTTGATACAACAAATTATGTAACTCTTAAAACAGATGGTAATTTTGGTATTGGGACAACTTCGCCTTCTTATCCTTTAGACATTGGCACAACTCAGTCTGCTGAAACAATTGCTCGTGTTTTAAATTCAAGTACAAACGCAGGTGCGGCTTCAATATTCCGTGTTCAAAATAGTACAAATAATTTAGATGTAGGAATTAGAAGTACAGGTGCAAGTGCGTTTGGTGCTTTAGATGCCAATAGCGCTTATTTTGGATATAACGGTGGTACATCATTAGTCTTATTTGCTTCAAATGCTTCTGCGGTAATTAAGTTTGCTACTGGCGGTTCAGCGGAACGTATGCGCTTAGACGCATCGGGCAATTTGCTTGTCGGCACAACAACAAACACTAACACATCCAAGCTAGTTGTCAATGGCACTATCAGCCAAACAGTAGGCGGCACACAGTATCAAGTAGTAGATCAATCCGACATCGGTACAGGTGCTAATGAAATCCCATTGAATCAATATCTTGGCTCAATGGCTTACCAAAATGGTGATGCGTACTACAACACGGGAATGACTGTTGGATTCCGCAACCGAATTATCAATGGTGCAATGACAATTAACCAACGCTACAGTACAACGGTTGTTACGCCCGCTGACGGTGATTACACGCTTGACCGTTGGAGACTTCCATTGTCTCAGCCATCAAAATTAACAATACAGCAATCAACGACCGCACCGACTGGCTTTGGTAATTCCGCACTTATTACTTCTACTTCCGCATATTCAGTAGGCGCATCTGAAGGCTTCCTTTTTGCTCAAAAAATTGAAGGATTTAATTTTGTTGATATGTCATGGGGTACATCTAGTGCAACATCGGTGACACTTTCTTTTTGGGTGCGTAGTTCATTGACCGGAACTTTTGGCGGTTCTTTATCTAACCAATTAAATAATCGTTGGTATGCAATTTCTTACACAATTAACGCGGCAAACACATGGGAACAAAAGACAATAACTATTGCGGGTGATACTTCAGGTACATGGGTCGGTGGAACAAATGGTGTAGGTCTTAATTTGTATTTTAGTCTTGGCTCTGGTTCGTCAGTTAACGGTGCGGCAGGGTTGTGGGGGTCATCAACTCTTTATTCGGTTACAAACTCAACCAATGTTGTAGGCACAAACGGCGCAACTTGGTACATCACAGGCGTTCAACTAGAAAAAGGCAACATAGCAACATCGTTTGATGTGCGACCTTATGGGACTGAGTTGCAACTTTGCCAAAGATATTTCCAAAAAATTTCTGGTTTTGTGTGTGCAAGCGGTACTGCGGGGCTTACTGGTTGCGCTACATCAGTTATGTTTAAAACAGAAATGAGGGCTTCTCCTAGCGTAGGACTTACAGCAGTTCTTGCTGTTACTCAAGTCAATACAAATGATTACACGCAAAGTTCAATCTCTGTATCCATTGCTGGTGGCGGTGCTAGAGTTTCTACTCTTGGTGTAAATGCTTCTTTTGATAACTTCCCTACACTTCCGACTAACTGCCCACTTCCATCACTTGTAAATAGTGGCGTACTTACTTTATCTGCGGAGTTGTAAATGTACAAACAATACAAAAACTTTGACGGGTCTATTGCAACAAACGCAATCATTCGAACGACTGATAACGCTTGCATACCATTTGACCCTGCCAATTCCGATTATCAAACTTACCTAAAGTGGCTTGCTGAAGGCAATACACCCGAACCCGCAGATGGAGAACAAGCATGAGCATCCAATCAAATTTCCCAAACACAAAACCATCGCTCTTGCTTGATTTTGCAAACACAAAGCAATTAGACAATCGCGTAACTTTTACTAGGTCAACTCCTGCGGTTTA